CGTCAGGGCGCCAAGTAGCTAACCTAGGGAAGCGACCAGTTTGCAGTCATGACGCTGACTCCTGAAGCTGCTACCAGCATTGCCGTAACGTTGCTGGCGGGCTCCGAAATCCTCAGCCTCCTTCCAGGCGTCAAGGCCAACGGCTGGGTTCAGCTGATCCTCGGCGCATTGCGTGGCATTGCCTCGCGTAAGCGGTGACTGAGCCAACGCACGGCGAGATCCTCCGCGCCATCGGCGTGCTGGAAGGCCAGCTGAAGCAGCTGCTGGATGCCGCCATCTCCGACAAGACTGAGCGAAGCGGATTAGGCGTCCGTGTTGGGCGCCTTGAGACGCGCATGGGGCAAGTCGTGATCCTTGCCGTTGTGGCCGCAATGCTCAGCCCCATCATCTGGTCTGAGATCAAGGGCGCCTTCAGTTATCGGCAGTCCATCCCGCAGCAAATCCAACGGCCATGACGCAACCACTGCGGCTGATTGACCTGTTTCGGTACTTCAAGGGCCTGCCGCATCAGTTGGCGGCGATCAGCGAACTGGAGGCTGCCATCAACAAGCGCGCCCCGCAACTGCTGAACCGCGACCAGCCATGGTTCAAGACCTGGAGCGTCCCCGGCAAGCAGACCGACCTGGCTGATGCGATCCAGATCATCAAGGAGTTTGAGGGCTGCCACCTCAGCGCCTACCCTGATCCGCTGAGCGGTGGCGACCCATGGACGATTGGCTATGGCACCACGCGATTCCCGGATGGCAGCGCGGTGCAGCGCGGCGACAAGATCAACGTCATCGAGGCTGACATGCTGCTCCGCCTAGAGGTGGACCGCATCGCCGAACGCCTGCGCACGATCCCGCACTGGGCAAGCATGGGCGATCCGCAGCGCTGCGCACTTGTAAGTTTCGCCTACAACCTCGGCACTGGGTTCTACGGCAGCGCTGGGTTTGACACCATCAGCGCAGCGCTGCGTGATAAGGATTGGGCTGCCGTGCCAGCTGCGTTGCTGCTCTACCGCAACCCTGGCACGAACGTCGAAGCCGGCCTACTGCGGCGCCGGAAAGCCGAAGGGGCACTGTGGCAGAAGGGCGCACCGCAACTGCAACAGCAGGGCATCCTGCTGCGTGTGCCGTATGAGGCGCAGAACGACAACCGCTCAGGCACCGGCTACCGCGAATGCTTCAGCAGCAGCGCTGCCATGGTGGCCCGCTTCTACGGCAAGGTCACCAGCGACGATGCCTACAACAAGATCCGCGCCACCTACGGCGACACCACCGACGCGCAAGCGCAGATCAAGGCGCTGCAATCCTTGACGCTAACCGCACGGCTACGGACCAACTGCAGCCCTGCCGTGATCGACACCGAGCTGGAGGCAGGACGCCCCGTGATGGTCGGCTGGCTGCACAAGGGGCCTGTCGGCGCACCTACCGGCGGCGGTCACTGGAGCGTGATTATCGGCTCCACCAGCGGCGCCTACATCCACAACGACCCGAACGGTGAGGCTGACCTGGTGAATGGCGGCTACGTCAACCACACCAAAGGTGCAGGCATTGCCTACAGCCGCAAGAATTGGCTGCGCCGATGGGAGGTTGATGGCCCCGGCACCGGCTGGGCAATGCTTACAAGCATTGCCCCTTAGGCTAAGTACACATGGAGCCACGTCTTGTGAACATCACCTCTATTCGCAAGACGCCAGAGCTGCTAGAGCTGCGCATCCCTTACACAGCGTTCAGTGAAACAGCAACATTCCTGCTGCTAAGTGACATCCACTTAGACAACCCAAAGTGTGACCGCAAGCTGCTAGCCAAGCACCTCGATGAATGCCGAGCGCAGAATGGCCACGTTCTTATGTTCGGAGACGTGCTTTGCTTAATGCAAGGCAAGAAGGACCGCAGAGCAAGTAAGGGCGACATTCGCCCCGAACACCTAGGCGGTAATTACTTTGATCTTGTATTCAGTGAAGCAGCTGAGTTCTTTAAGCCATGGCAAGACATCATTCTCATGGCAGGCGATGGCAACCATGAAACTGCCGTAAGCAACAATCAGGAGATCGACCCCTTAGAGAATGTTGTGCGGCTGATGCGCAACAACGGCAGCAACATTGAACACATGGGCTATCAGGGCTGGATCAGGTTTAGCTTTACGCAGGACGGTAACAGCAAGACCAGGCGGTGCATGTTGTTCTTCCATCACGGCGCCTGGGGCGGCATCATCACCAAAGGCACCATGGGCGGTGGACGCTATGCCTCGATCGCTCCAGACGCCGACATCCTCGTGAATGGCCACAACCATGAGCGCAGCGTCGTCGCACACTCCTGCTACCGCGTCGATCAGAACGGCCGCGCCTGGGTGGAGCAGCGCTGGCACGTCCAATGTGGCACCTACAAACAGGAGTTTGGAGGAACCGGCGGCTGGGCAGTAGAGCGCATCGTCATGCCAAAGTCACTCGGTGGCATCTGGCTTACACTGCGCCCACGCCATCGCGGAGGCGTTGAAATCACCTGCACTCCAACTGTATGAGGCAGTACGTTCTTGAGATCGAGTACACCATCGTCGTCGAAAGCGAAGACGACGATCCCGAAACTGTTAGCGATGATTTCGTTTCTCGCCTAACAGAATTGGCACCATCTAACGATCACATCCTGGGCCTCTCGGTCAACGTCCTACCCATCCCTGAGTTGCGTGGATCATCAGATTGATGGCACATCTCTCGTTCCCAAACGCTCCGCAAAGCAACGATTCAGGCAGCAAATCTTTGAAGCATGGCAGCACTGTTGCGCCTATTGCGACGCCGCGGCCGACACGCTAGATCACGTCAAGCCACGCCACAAGGGTGGCAACACCGTCGTGAATAACCTTGTGCCAGCCTGCCGCGAATGCAACCGCAGCAAAGGCAGTGAACACTGGCGGCAATGGTTCAAGCTGCAGTCATCATGGACGGATGAACGGCAATCTAAGATTGAAGCATGGACTGAAGATATGACACCATGACATGGGGTGACTGGATGATGGTCAAATGGACCATTGAAGAAGAACTGCGCATCGAGGCGCAATCACGCAGCGCATTGATGCATCCAGACGATAAAGATGTGCGATCATTGTGTGCCTCGCTGATCAAACAGAATGCCTACTACACGCGACTCATTCAGCAAGCAACTGGTCACATCGCGCATCTTGAGACATCAGCGTTTCTCGGTGAGCATCAAACGAAGCCGCCGCATCGACCGATCATGGATCTGGCCAACCGCGCTACGCGTTATGCCAAGCTCCTCAGCAATCTTGCCTTGCGTCTTTTTCGGCGCTCCTAATCCGTGGTAACTGGCGACAATATCGCGATCCCGGTCAGCAAGGAATGACAGCGCCAGTTCTAGTTGCTCGGTATATTCCACGGATAGCGAATCGTCGTAAGGCTGATGCTCGTCAACGATCATGTCAACCAATGGCGAGCCATCATCCCTGACCAGTTGATCTAGGCTGCTGTGCGGTACGTTTCGCATAATGTGCGATTGCAGCTCGTGCTGACTCATCTCCATTCGCTCAGCGCATTCTGCTGTTGACATCGGCCTGCCATGTTGCTGCAGATGCTCACGTTGCATCTTGGCAATCTTGTACGTGGCATCTAGTACATGCTGCGGCACGCGGATCAGGCGCTCCTTTGTATCAATCGCGCGTGTAATCGACTGACGGATCCACCAGTAGCCGTAGGTAGAAAATTTGTAGCCCTTGGTGCCATCGAATAGCTCAACGGCGCGGTTCAAGCCAATGGCGCCCTCCTGAATAAGGTCCATCAGTTCAAGGCCATTGGACTTGAGCCTGGTCACGTAGTTCTTGGCGATGTGAACTACCAGCCGCAGGTTGCAGTTCATCATGGTTTCACGCGCTCGCTGGCCGCGCTTGATCGCGCGCAGCTCTTCTTTAGTGCGTTCGCCTTCCATGGCTTGCAGTTCTATCATGCGCCGCACCTGGCGGGATAGCTGGATCTCCTGCTCGCCAGTCAGTAGCGGGAACCGACCGATCTCGGTCAGGTAATCCTTAATGCTGTCAGTGCTCATGGTTCAGGTCATCAGTGTTGTCCCATTCGGGCATCAGCGTGGCGCTCAGGAACTGAGCATCAGGGCATAGTTCCTTGGCGCTGGTGATGGCGTGCGCAAGGTCACGGGCCATCAGGTGGAGCGGTGCGGCGTGGCTGAATGCCACGCGGTACAGCTGGAGCGGCTTCATGGCACCGGCTCGATGGCGGTGCGGCCCCAGCGGGCTAAGGCGGCGCGGACAACGCCGGCTACCTCATCATGCTGAAGGTCAAATGCCCAGTAGTGGTCAGCTTCGCCCACTCTGGTTAGATCGGCGCACCGGCCATGCCAGTCATCAATCTCCTCATCCGTCGGCCCCTGCGGCTCGGGCTGGGCCAGGGCGGCGTCAACACGAACAGCAAGTGGCGATTGTTTGATACGTCCACGAGGAATACCGGAATCGATGGCATCCATCAACTCTTGGCACAGCGCACGAAAGTCAGCCATTGCCACCCTCCAGCTCGGCGGCGATGGCCAAGAGTTCTGCGCGGATGCGTTGGCACTCAATAGCCATTGGCAGATTGTTGCGTGGTTCCATCGCATCACTGGGAGCCACCTGATCCGCAGCAGCTCGCAGGGCGGCAGCCACTTCCAATCGCGTGCATTGAAAAGCAGCGATTTCGGTTTCCGGGTGACAAACGGAAGTTGCTGCATCCAACACCGCCTGCGCTTGTGGTGATAGTTCAGTCATTCAGGTAGCGCCTCCAGTGCGCGGCGGATGGCAGCGATTTCGTCATCGCTGGGGAAGCAGCCTTTGTTGAGAGCAACCAACGCCTCCTGCTTCAAGCTCGGCGGCTTGGGGCGGCGGGCGGCGCGAAGATGTACCCCGTCTGCTGGCGTTTCCATCTTCACCCACTCACAGCACGCCTCCAGTTCCTGGTCGGCGCCCCATTGGGCAGCTTGGGTAGCGATGTCTTGCAACTTAGTATTAGTGACAGTCACCATTACGCACGGAGACAATGCAGAAAACTCGGGCACCTCCCGCCACTGCTGCACCAGCTCCGGCGGTGGGGTAATCGAATCAGTCATTGCAACAGCACCTCAGCGTGAAACAGAGCGCCAGAGTCATCAACGCTAGCCAGGGATGATTGCCGATCGCCAGACAGGCCGTGGCGATCATCAGCAGCCAGATCAGGTAGTACATCAGAACACGTCCTCTTCGACCTTGACGCGCGGCAGGAACTCAAACCGTTGCACGCTCAGCACGTGCTTGCGGCGCTTGGTGCCACTGTCCTTGTCCTGCCATTCCTGCATCCGCACGTTGCCAGATACAAAGATCGAATCACCTTTCTTCAGTTTGTCCACAATAATCTCAGCGGTCTTACCCCATGCTTCAACATCAATCGCATTGTTGATGTATTCGCCGTTCTTGTCCTTGCCTTCCTGAATGCCGCCGCCGAAGTTGCAGACCATAGTGCCGCTTTCAAATGCTTTCAGCTGTGGATCGCTGATGATGCGGACGATGCCGGATGCGTAGAGGCTCATGGGTTGATCGGTGTAATGGAGTTGGATTCTTCAAAGGCCAGCACATCAGCCAGCGGATACTGCACCCGCGGCGTGCCGGCTGGCGTAGCGAGGCGCGGCAGGGTCACATAGCGTGGCCCTGAACCGCGCGCGCGCTGGCCTTTGATCGTGCTCGGCTTGACACCCCATCGGGCGGCAAGCTGAGCACTGGTCAGGTACGGCTCAGTCATCATCAAATGCGCCTAAGTCAGCTGGTACGGTCAGCTCAGCCTCGCGGCTGAGTGCCAGCTGCATCAACTGCTCATTCTGCTCATCGCTCAGGTCACCCTTGCGGGCCTCCATGCGTGTGGTCACCTTGGCTAGATCGTCAATGGTCTTAGCCTTGGCAATGGCAGCCTTGCCAGCAGCAAACAGCTTGGCATCACCGGCAGGCAATGCAGGCGCTGCAGTAACCGTGACAGGTTGCACCTCGACCTGCTCCATCTCATCGGTGCTGTAGACGCCGCTCAGGTTGGCAGGGAATGCCTTGCGCAGTGCCAGGGCCTCCGAGCACTTGGCGATCATCGCGGCTGGCATCTTGCTCCACAGGCCCTGGCCGGCGTTGTAGTCCGCGAACCGCGCCACGCCGGTGAATGGATGCGATGAGCCCTTGCGCCAGATCGTGGTCTTAGCGGCTGCCGGTGGCTTGGCGCTGATCCACACGTCAGACCACTGGCCATCATCACCGCACCATTCCGTATGGCTGCCGTCCAGCTCGCCGGTGCGCTCGGCGATGGCGCGCAAGCCGTCAATGCCGGCCTGAATGGTCATCTTGCCGCCGCGCTTGATGGCGTAGATCTGCTTTGAAAACGGGTCCAAGCCAGTGCGCTGGCAGGCGTAGGCGAACAACCGCAACTCATCGCTGCTGCAGCCGGGCGCGATGGTGGTAGCGATCAGCTGCGTCTGCTCTGGGGTCCAGAGCGCAAGGGAGCTAGAAGTCATCGGATGTGATGGTGTCAGAGGTCTGCAGTGCCCACCGCGGCAGGCTGATGGTTTGCGTGCTGTAGCCGGGCCATTCGCTGATTGCGCGGCAGTCTGCGATGGTGTCCAGGTTCTGCCGCCGCAGCACGATGGCATGATCCATGGCGTCGTTGTCCAGCTCGTAGACGCCAACCGCAAACGGATAGGTCTTCTCAACTGCGATGAACACAAACCGCCGCGCATAGGTGCCGGCCTGGTAGTGGTCGGCCTGTACGTGGTACCGCCAGTGCGCCACCGACCTGGCAAAGCCAGCAGGGCTGGCATCGGTGGTGGTCTTGAGATCTACCAGCGTGTCATTCGTCATCCAGTCCGGGCGGCACTTGCAGCGCAGGCCGCTGATCGCGTCATCCCACCAGAAGGACTGCTCAGCCTTGCCGGTCTTGAGCAGCGCCGCAGCATCAGGATGGCTGCGCACGCTGGCGCTCATGGCCATGGCCTGCTCCATGTCGGCCGCTGATACCGGCTCGATACCGGCGGCCTCCATCTCAGCAGCAGCGGCCTTGCCTTCCTTGGTGCGGCGATCAGGCGCAATGCCGTAGCGCGCGCTCAACTCGTCAGGCTCAAGCACCGCGCAATGCACAAACGTGCCAAGGCGCATGGCCGCAGTAGGCGGCACCACCGGGCGGTTCGGATCAATGAACCGCTTCCAGTAGTGATAGGGACTGGCGGCAACTGCGTGCAGGTGGCTGGCGCTGATCGCCGGGTCGGCGTGGTATTCAGCGTTGCTGGTCATGCGTTACCTCGCGCTTGGCGGTGCAGGAACGTCTGCGGGCCGTAGCACTGCTGCAGCTCCGGGAATGCCAGCAGCAGGCGCTGGCGGTTGCTGGGGTCAGCGTGGAGCCCAGCATCAGCAAGACGCCGCATGAAGCCACCGCCGTATGCGATGGCGGCTTGCAGCGTCCAGTAGGAATCAGATGAGGTCATTTGCGGATGTAGGACTGAGTGCCGGAATGAGTGGCAGGTGGAATGTCGGCGGCCTGGATGCCAATAAATGCAACAGTGGCCGCGGCGATCAGAAAGCAGATGGCGTTGCTCATGCCAGCACCTTGCGGACGGCGTAACGGCTGCAGCACAGCCGATCAGCAATACACCGCTGGCTCATGCCTTGCTTGTACCAGCGGCGGATGCGCTGCTCACGGCTCTCGGTGAGCCAGAGGATGACGGCTACCACCAGCAACAGAGGCAGCAGCAGCCAGAGAATCAGATCCATGGTTGGGGTCGCAATGAAGGCGGGACTCTCGCCCCGTGCAACCATCATACACCCTGCGCATCCCCTGTCAACCGTGCCGCATCCTCGACGCTGCGCGCGACACCAGCAATGCCGCCTGCGGCCTGCACGGCCTCCAGCCATTGCCGCTGTTCCGGCCGCAGCCGGCCCGTGGCGCTCTTCACCTCGATGCTGGTGAACACCGCCACCTGCTGCCCCACCATGTCCGGTGTGATCGTCACCGTGCGCCAGCCGATCAGATCAGCGCTGCCAACCGCCAGGCCAAACTGCACCGGGCGGCCATGCTGGTCACGCAGTGTGCCGGTGTTGTTGCGGTACAGGCGCACCGGGCCGCGGCTAAGGGCAAGGCGGATGTGCTGCTGAATCTGTTGCTCGGTCAAGCGATGCCATGCCTCTTCGCCAGTCTGGCCTGGTACACCCGCTCAGCCCAGCCGCGCCTGTAGCCGCGTTGCTGCGCTAGCTGGCGGAGATCCTCCAGTGATTGCGCGGTGCCTTGCTGGCGTTTGCGTTGGCGGGCGGCCATCTCAACCAGCTCACCATCCACCTGCTCCAGCTCGCGCACCTCAGCGGCAAACGTATGCCCGCACTCGCCGCACACCCGCGCCTGGCTGGCCATTGCGGCGTAGCACTTGGGGCATACCTTGACCGATGGCGCCTTCTCGCGGTCTTGCTTTTTGAGCCCATCCAGCGTCCACTCGCGCGGCTCTAGGTGGTGACCCAGCCGCAGGCAGTTGCCCACATGGTCGAGCACTACAGCCACCTTGCTGCCGGATGGCCGCAGGCATCGGCCGATCATCTGCAAGTGCAGCCCCACGCTGGCCGTAGGCCGCAGCAGAATGCAGCCGCCCACGCTCGGCACGTCCACGCCTTCGCCAATCAATGCGCAGGAAGTCAGTATCTTGATCTTGTTAGCGCCCAGCTGTTTCAGCAGGTGGCGCCTGGTGACGGCATCCATGGTGCCGTCGATGCTGGCGGCAGCAATGCCGCTGGCATTAAACAATGCCGCCACTGCCTCGGCATGGGCAACGCTGCAGCAGAACGCGATGGCGGTCTGGCCTGCCAGGTGCTGCCGGTAGTGACTCACGCAGTCGCCATGGATCGCGCGCACCTGCTGCTCCGCATCGCGCTGGTCGAAGTCACCCATCCGCTTACGCATCCCGGCAGCGCTGAACCCCGGCGGTGCCAGCACCCGCGCAGCCGCCAGGTAGCCGTTGTCGGTCAACCACTGCGCGCTCGGGCCTTCGACCATGGCCTGGTAATGCTCGCCAAGGCCGCGGCTATCACCGCGGATCGGCGTTGCCGTCACCCCAAGCAGCTTGGCGGTGTTGAAGTGCTCCAGCGTTCGCGCCCAAGTGCCAGCCGTGGTGTGGTGGGCCTCATCCACCACGATCAGCTGGAACATGTCCCGCGGCAGCCGGTGCAGCCGCCGCGCCACGGTTTGCACGCTGGCCACCTGCACCGCATGGCTCAAGTCCATGGCGCGATTGGCGGCGATGATGCCATGGTGCATCGGCAGGCTGCGGCTGGCCTGGTCCAGCAGCTCCGCGCGATGCACAAGGATCAGCACACGGTTGCCTTTGCGGCTGGCGGCATCAGCGATGTAAGCGAAGCACACGGTCTTGCCGCCGCCTGTGGGCAGCACCGCCAGCACGCTGCGCTTGCCCAGCTGGTACTGCAAGCGGATGTCAGTCACCAGCTGCTGCTGGTAGGGGCGAAGGGTCATAGATCGAGCTCCGTTTGATCAGCATTGACCTCAACGCTCCTGGCCATCTCCAAGTTGCGCACCGCCTGCCGGTAGTAGCTGGGCTTCAGCTCGATGCCGATGCCACGGCGGCTGGCCTGCACTGCCCCGTAGACCTCGCTGCCGACACCCATGAATGGGGTCAGCACGGTTTCGCCGGGGTTGCTGCGCAGGGCAATGGCACGATCGATCACGTCCAGCTGCAGCGGGTGGACGTGCTTCTCGTCCTCAGGATCCTTGCAGTCACGGAACGGCAGCACGCGACCCATGCGCACGTCATCCCAAATGCTTGAGGCGTACTGGCGCCAGATCCAATGGCTGTAGCGGTTGCCGGTCTGCTTGCCGGTGTAACCCTTGAACTCGTGCAGCTCAGCCGGGATTGGCGCCTCTCCGGCGTAGTTGTCCAGCCCAGTCGGGTGCGCGATCGGGACCGGATTAGCGCCAGCCTTGCGGAAGATCAGCAGGTAGTCGGCGCTGGCCACGCCGGCATAGGCCGAGTCATCGACGATGGTCTTGTGCGCCAGGTTCTTCGTGAGCGTGCGGTTGCGCACCCAGAGCGGTTCCTTCCAGATCGTGTGCCTAGCCACCATCTGCCAGCCGTGCTGCTGGTGAAGCTTGATGATGTCACCGGGCAGGTCAATCAGGTAATCCTGCCCACTGTTGCCGCTCGGAATGTCGGTGCAATGCACGGCCGTGCAGCGACCCGCAATGGTCAGCCGCGCCAGCTCCTGCACTACATAACCATAGTGATCAAAGAAGCCGGCGTAGTCGTCACAGTTGCTGATATCGCGCTCGTTTGAGCTGTAGTGATACAATCCGCCAAAAGGTGGACTGTAGATGCTGAAATGCACCTTTGCGTCCGGCATAGATTGCATCACTTCGATGCAGTCGCCGTTGTAGATCGCATAGTCGTCTGCGATGACTTGATCAATCACAGCCATTTGGGGAGCCTCTCTTTCTTGGTGTAGGGATTAATGCGGTTGATGCCTGTGGCCTGGCCCATCTCATTAACCAGATTGGAGAACATGGACTCTGCTGCGCGGGCCTTGCGCGTCAGGTTCTCCATGATTCGGCGTTCACCTTCCGTCAGCACCACATCAACGGTGACGGGATGCTTCTGACCAAACCGCCAGCAGCGGCGGACAGACTGGTAGTACTGTTCGAAGCTGTGACTCGGAAAGTAGGCGATGTGGTTGCAGTGCTGGAAGTTCAGCCCCCAGGCGCCGATCTTGGGTTTGGTGATCAGCACCCTGGCCTTGCCATCAATGAACCGCAAAAAGCGGTCTTCCTTCTGCTGATCACTGTCAGACCCTGAGACCTGTATGGCATCGGGGATCAGTTCCTCCAGCAAATCGCCTTCCTCGTTCAGGTGGCACCACACCAGCGCCGGCTTACCGGTGCCATTGACCATGGCGGCCACCTGCTCGCAGCGGTCCTGCACGGTCCGCTTGCGCTCGATCCGCTGCTCCCTGAGGTTGGTGGCGGGGATGGCGAACAGCATTCCCTCGGGTGGAGCGGATACGTCGATCAGGTGATCGCGTTCCCGCAGCTCGGGCAGGATGAAACGGCCATCGTCAAAGCCTAGGTCTGATGGTTTGCGGCAGGCCCTGGCCCAACTGGCAACCCAGCGCCAGAACGGCAGCTCAGCGTGGCCCTTGAAGCGCCACTTCGGCGCCTCGCCATACATGCGCCGGCTGGTGCAGTTGTTGTTGTCGTTCTTGAAGAACTTAGCCAGCATGTCCATGTGACCCATGTAGCCGAGGGCCTCGCTACTGGTGCCTAGTTCGATGTAATCATTCGGAGCCGCCGTAGCAGTAGCAAGCAGCCGGTAGGGCATCTTGCGCATAAAGATCGTAATCTCTTGCCGGCGGGCGCCATCGAAGCCCTTAAGAATGCTTGACTCATCACAAACCACGCCAGAGAAGTCGGCGGGATTGAATGCTGACAACCGCTCGTAGTTGGTGATCACAATCCGCCCCGGCACGCTGCCATCGCTGGAGCGGTGGCACTCGATGCCGAACTTCTCACCCTCGCGGATGGTCTGTGCAGCGACCGCCAGTGGGGTCAGGATCAGCACCGGGCGACCGGTGTGACGGGCCACGTTCTCAGCCCATGTGAGCTGCATGGCGGTCTTGCCTAAGCCGCAGTCCGCGAAGATCGCGGCACGGCCCTTGCGCACGGCCCACTGCACGAGGGCCTGCTGGAAGTCGAAGAGCTGCGGCGGCATGAACACTGGCTCAAAGCCATGATCAGCGCCGGTGTGTTGCTTTTGATCTAGAAATGCCTGGTAATCGCTCATGCCACGGCATGCAATGTGGTCTTGGTCATTTGACTTGAGGGTTGGTAGATCGCTATGGCGGATTAAACGCAAAAATGCGTGACGGGCTAAATAGCGATCTTTGAGCTAAGAGTTGATGTAGTCCTTCATTGAATGAAGCATGGCCACCATGGCGCGGCGATACCTTTGCCGGAATGCCAACCATTTGGCGTGCTGCGATGGGCTAAACTCATGCAGCTTTGTGCCATCCTTGCGTATGCCAAGATGCGCGATTGCGTGATTGCGGAAGCCGTGATACATCAAATTGCTGCGAGCAACGCCGCCGCGAAAATGATTCGGCCTCATGCGCAGGAGTTCGTTCATCACAAACTTCACGCCGGGCTGGCGGCCTTCGTAAGTCCGTGGATTCCCTTGGTAATCAACAAGCGCCGCCCATAAGCTAACGCCCTGCTTGAATGCCTCCTTGCTATGAAAAAAGGTCACCATGTCCTGCACAATGCTTGAAAACGCGCCATGCCGCCGCCATGCGCAATGCAAGCTCCCATGCTGACCGCGAGTGATGTACTCATAAACGCATGGGCAAGTCTTTGCCATGTAGTCAATCCTTGCCATGTTCAGGATGTCATTCATGTCAGTAATCTGCTCATGCGCCCACAAGATGCGCGGCGGATAATCGCTGCGTGGATTGAAGTACTGCAAGTCAGTAATGCCACGGCGCATGGCAATCCTTGCAATAGTCTCGGCGTCAACCTCATCGGACTTGCTATCCATTTTCAGGATGCGTCGCCATTTCGGCGTTAATCCGTGAAACCAAAGCCGAATGCTGACTTTAAGATCATTGGCACGCGATTGGATCTGGATTAGCTCATCGAATGTGTAAACCTGCGCAAGGCTTTTCTTCCTTGGCTGCATGTGAGCATTCTCGACGATGATGATGTCACCGGGCTGCGTGAACGCAAGCGCGGCGAATTGGTCTGGGCGTAGTCGAATTGATTTGCCATTGCGCCATGCGTGAAAGTATCCGCCGCCATAGTCACATCCCCAGATGGGCGGACCGCTGCAGTTTGCAGGAGGCGGCAAAGCCGTTGGCGGCGGCTCGTCGATGAATAGAAGTTGCTGCATGTTGCGATAGGTGCTGCGGAATGTACGCGTAAACCGCCTAAGAGGCGATGCGTCCGTGAACTCCGCAAGGCTTGCTGACCGTAGCAGCGGCGGCTACAGTCCGCAAGCCCCCACCGCGAGCTGATGCGTCTTGCCCATCCCACACCCGTGCGACTGACGCCTGAGCTGTTGCGGCGACTGGATGCGTGGCGTGGTGATGCCATGTCGCGTGCAACGGCGATCCGTGTGCTACTGGAGCGGGCGCTTAAGCAATGAGCATTCAAGACCTAGCCCGCGGCAGGTGGCCGGACCTGCTGGCGGCGCTTGCTGGCCTTACGGCTGACCAGCTGACCGACAAGCATCAGCCCTGCCCATGCTGCGGCGGCAGTGATCGCTACCGCTTCGACGACAAGGACGGCACCGGATCATGGTTCTGCAACCAGTGCGGAGGGAAGGATGGCGCCGGCGGTGGAGGCAATGGCATGGACCTGCTCACGCGCATCACCGGCTGGCCGTATGCCGAAGCGTGCCAGCGCATTGAGCAGCACCTATCGGTAGTGCCGGATCCACCGACTACCGGTGCTGAGCAGGTCTGGCAGTACAGCAGCACCTTCATCGTCTGCCGCTTCCCTGGCAAGAAGATCCGACCCCTCTGGTACGACGGCACTGGCTGGCGATGGAAGGCACCGCCAGCACCAAGACCGCTGTACTGGGCGCGGCGGGCCGCTGATGCGCCGGTGCTGATCGTTGAAGGTGAGAAGACCGCCGATGCTGCTGCACGCCTGTTCCCATCGGCGGCGGTCGCCACATGGCCATCAGGCTGCAAAGCGATCGACAAGGCCGACTGGACGCCGCTGGCCGGGCGGCGCTGCACCCTATGGCCTGATGCTGATGATGTCGGCCGCCAGGCGATGGTCAAGCTGGCCGGGCGCCTGCTGTCGATTGGCGTGGCGCAGGTGCGGATCGTCACCACACCAGATGGCGTCGCCGATGGCTGGGATCTTGCTGATGCCACATGGACGCCAGCCGAAGCCGCTGCCTACCTCAAGGCCAACCGCTCACCGCCAATCGAGGCGCCAACCGCTGCACCGGAGCAGCCGGAGCCTGTAGCGCAGCCAGACCCCGAACCGCTGCCGGCCGCTGGTGAGCACTTCACCTGCCTTGGCTTTGACGGTGATGGCTACTACTACCAGCCGATCAGCACCGGGCAAGTCTGCCGCCTATCGCGCAGCAGCCACACCGGCACCAACCTCTGTGCGCTGGCGCCACTGTCGTACTGGGAGACGCTCTATCCCAGCAAGACAGGCGTCAACTGGACTGCAGCCGCTAGCAGCATGTTTACCCAGCAGGCCGCGGCTGGTGTCTACTCTCCCGATCGCATCCGCGGGCGTGGTGCATGGTGGGATGGCGGCCGCTCAGTGCTGCACCTTGGCGATCAGCTGATCGTCGATGGCGCCAACCGCACCGTATGCGATGGCATCACCGGCAGCAGTTACGTTTACCAGCGCCTCAGCCGCTTGCAGGGGCCGTCCGGCGTGCAGCCATTGGATGACGACGGCGCCTTCCAGGTGCTTGACCTTGCTGAGCGCTTCCTGTGGGAGGTGCCGGCATCCGGGATGCTGCTGGCTGGTTGGGTCACTCTGGCGCCCATCTGCGGTGCGCTCGACTGGCGGCCACATGCCTGGCTGACCGCAGGCTCCGGCTCCGGCAAGTCCGAAGTGCTCGGGCGATATGTCACCCCACTGCTCGGTGACATGGGCCTGATCGTTGCAGGCAACACCACCGAGCCTGGCATCCGGCAGGCCCTGCGCGCTGATGCGCTGCCAGTGGTCTTCGACGAGGCCGAGAGCAATGAGCGCAACGATCAGCAGCGGATGCAAGCAGTGCTCGGCCTTGCGCGTGTCGCCAGCAGCGAAAGCCGCGCACACACGCTTAAGGGTTCTCCAGAAGGTGATACGCAGCGCTACACCATCCGATCCATGTTCCTGATGAGCAGCATCGCCACTGCGCTGAAGCAGGGTGCGGACAAATCCCGCTTTGCGCAGCTCACGCTCCGCAACCCGGCCGAGCTGCCAAAGGATGAACGCGCCGCGCACTGGGAGGCATTGGATCGCGACCTTGACCGCTTCATCTCGGAGCAGGTCGGTCAACGCCTGATCGCGCGCACCATCGCGCTGATCCCCACCATCCGCCAGTCGGTCAAGGTCTTCGTCAAGGCCGCGGCCGAGGCATTCGACTCGCAGCGCCTTGGCGATCAGTACGGCACCCTGCTGGCCGGTGCATGGGCGCTGCAGTCGCGTGAGGTGGTCACCCGCGAGCAGGCATGGGCATTGATCGAGCAGAACGACTGGACTGCCTACAGCCAGGCCGTTGAGGTGCCAGACGAGCGGCGTTGCCTGCAGACGATCCTGCAGCACCAGCTACGCGTTGAAGGTGACCGCACTGTCACGCGCACCATCGCAGAGCTGGTTGAGCTGGCGCTGCACCGCGGCAGTGATCCGCATGTCACCCCGACAGAGGCGCAGAACGTACTCGGACGCCATGGCATCAAGGCGGAGGACGGCTGCGTGATCGTCAGCAACACGGCTAACGCCATCGCTCACATGCTCTCCGATACGGCATGGGGCAACTGCTGGCCGATCGTGCTGGCGCGCTTGCCAGGTGCTGTGAAGACCGGTGCTGTTTGGTTCAAAGGTGGCGGCGGAACCAGCCGCGCCGTGCAAATGAGCATCGAGCTGTTAGGTCTGTTAGGCGCTGGTTAGGCCCAAAACCCAGTCCACCACTCATTCCTAACAAACCTAACGGTCCTAACGGATTTTCGGAAGACCCCCTTATAGAGAGGAGTAGTACCCCCTACCCAGTAGGTAAGGTCTTCTCTCATATGTATCTATACCTTTTTCTGTTAGGTCTGTTAGGTAAGGGAGAGAACCCAGTGATGGCAAGGGGTTTCGACCTAACAGAGCCTGTTAGGAATGCGTTAGGTCTGTTAGGTTTGTTGCAGGATGGAGCACGGCGGAGTAGGGTTGCACTGGCCACAAGGCTGACCCATGGACACCATTGACATCCCCGCCAAGCAATCGCCGGTGATCAACCGGTTGCACGACACCCTGGTGCTGGCACGCGCCTATGCCGATGCCATACGCGACAACGCGCAGGATGATGACCGCCCCATCCCACTGGAGCTGGTGGCATCGTTCCAAGCCGACTGCGACGGCATCATTTGTTCCCTTTCTGAAGCTGCTGCTCAATGAAGATCACCTGCACCCAATCCGACCTCAGCCGTGCGCTGCGTGCCGTGGCGCGTGCTGTCGGCAACGGCAAGACCCATCCGATCCTGTCGGGCGTCCTGCTCCGCGCTGATGGCGGGAGCCTGCAGCTCACCGCCTACGACCTGAGCATCGGCATACAGACCAGCATCGACGCCATGGTTGACACTGCTGGCGCCACCGTCGTGCCGCATCGCCTGCTGGCGGACATCACAGGCCGGCTAGACGCCGCCAGCGTGGTCTCGTTGACCGTTGACGGTGATCGCGTGGCGCTGGCCACCGCAGGCGGCTCCTACAGCCTCTCAGCGGCCTCTGCTGATGATTTCCCCGGGCTGCCTGCCGTGGATGCTGCTGATGGCGCTGTGATCGACCTGGCGGCGCCATTGGCTGCTGTGCTTGTTGCCGCCAGCACTGATGAGGCGAAGCAGGTGCTCACCGGCATTCACTTGGTATCCGACGGCAGCGAGCTGCGCATGGAAGCCACCGATGGCCATCGGCTTGCGACGCGCACGCTGACATGCAATGCGCCAGACATGGATGTGGTCATCCCATCCCGCGCCATGACGCAGGTGCGGAACCCTGCATCCTTCGCCGTAGACGGCGGCCACGTCGCAATCCAACTGGACACTGCCACGCGCATGATCACCCGCACGCTCGATGGCACCTACCCATCAGTGCAGCAGCTGATCCCTGCCACCTTCAAGACCCTGGCCACCTGCAACCGTGAGGCGCTGCTCGCAGCGCTGGAGCGGATCGCGTGCGTCTCGCCTAATGACATCGTGCGACTGACCGTCAAGGGCGGCGCCATTGAGGTGACCGCCGAATCCGAAACCAGCAGCGGCGCTGAGTCCGTCGCATGTGATGGCAAGCTGCCGCAGCTGGCCATCAACGTCCACTATCTCGTGGATGGACTCAAGGGCTTCACGGACACTGATATCACCATTCAAGCCAACACCTCAACCTCGCCCGTCGTCATCGGTCAGACTTATCTGGTCATGCCGGTTCAGGTGCGGGAGTGAACCTCAGCTTCAATGTTGATACGAGCCAGCTGGATCAGTTGGCTCGTTTTACTTCAGCCGTGCGCGGCAACCTTGGCAAGGATCTGGCAAAGGCCATGACACTCGCTGCATACGATGCACGCGATTACCTGAAGAACGTCACGCCGCGATACGTCGATCAGCCAACCAAGTGGACTCTCAACTCCATGTTTGTGGAGAAGGCCAAGCCCGGTGACCTGTCGGCACGCTTTGGCTTTAAGGACACTGCGGTCAAAGGCACTGCTGCCGCAAAGTATCTACAGCCAATGGTCGGCGGCGGCAGGCGCAACGAGAAGCGCAGTGAAGCCGCAATGCAAGCCAAGGGCGTTTTAAGGGCAGGCGAGTACATCGTTCCGGCCGAGGCCAGGCCCAATGGCGGCGTCTACCCACTCAAGCTGGACAGGTACGGCAACGTACCAGGCCCCACCATGGTGCGCATCCTCAGCCGCATTGGCGGCCTACGTGAGCAAGGCGCAACGCAGAACGTCTCTGGCGCGCGTCGTTCGCAACGCAAGCGGCGCGAGTCTGATTTCTTCGTCGGTACGCCTGGCGGCTTGCCGCGTGGTATCTACGCACGTGTGGGACCAAGACCGCGCAATGGCGGCATGGCGCGCGGCTTTCACACGATCTTCCACATCACTCGTCAGCCCCGGTACGAGCCACAATTCCCTGTTCGTGACATCTTGGCCAAGAAGTTCAGTGAAAAGTTCCCGTCGATCTTTGAACGGTTGGTGTTCGCGCCACGGTGATTGGGTCCCTTTTCAATCCTGCAATGTGGGTTAGTTCAAATCTCGCCATTTATCTAGCGCCAGACGCCAAACCGCCTAAACCGCTGCGCCGCAAGGGATCTCGGCGCAGTGAGGGCAGGCGGTTTAGCAATGGTTTAGCATCGGTTTAGTGATTAAACTACCCGTGCTGGTCAGCTTTGCTGAGTTTGCGATCTTGAAGGGCTGCACGAAAGGTGCGGTTACCCACGCAAGCAAAAGCCGCATCGCTGCTGCCATCGTTGACAAGGACGGTCAACGATGGCTGGACCGTGATCTGGCGCTGGAGCTGTGGAACAAGAACACGAGAGCCACAGCCAATAGCAAGGTATCACCACCGGCGGATCCAACACCGCGCGAGCTGAAGCGCCGCCTTGAAGCGCTGCCGGATGATGAGATCCCGGATCTAAATGAAAGCCGCGCAAGGCGTGAGCATTACCAGGCCGAGCTGGCCAAGCTGCAGGTGAGCCAGCAGCGCCGCGAACTGATCAGCGCTGATGAGGTGAAGAAGGAGGCATTTGCGCTGGGGCGGAGCATCCGTGAAGCACTGGCCAACCTGGCGGACCGACTCAGCCATCAGCTGGCGGGCGAGACGGATCCGGTGGTGATCCATGAATTGCTCAGCCAAGAACACCGGGCGGCATTGTCGGAGCTAAGTGAATGAACGCATACCGCGGCGGTTTCCTCGATGGGCTGCGACCTGATGCGCAGCTGACGGTTAGCGAATGGGCCGATCAGTACCGGATGCTGAGCAGCAAGGCCAGCGCAGAGCCGGGACCATGGCGCACCAGCAGAACGCCATACCTACGCGAGCCGATGGACTGCCTGAGCACTGGCAGCACCGTGCAGCGCGTGGTGATGATGTTCGCAGCGCAGACCGGCAAGACCGAAGCCGGCAGCAACTGGCTTGGCTATGTCATCCATCATGCACCCGGCCCACTGCTGGCGGTGCAGCCCACGGTTGAGATGGCCAAGCGCCTAAGCAAGCAGCGCCTTGAGAGCATGATCACCGACACGCCGGTGTTGGCAGAGCGGATCGCGCCCAGCCGCAGCAGGGACAGCGGCAACACGATGTTCAGCAAGGAGTTTCCAGGCGGAATGCTCCTGCTCACCGGCAGTAACTCAGCCACTGGGCTGCGATCGACGCCGTGCCGTTACATCTTCCTCGACGAGGTGGACGCCTTCCCTCTGGACGTTGACGGCGAGGGCGATCCGGTCAGCCTGGCCGAGAAACGAGCGACGACATTCGCGCGGCGGAAGATCCTGCTGACCAGCACACCCACAATCAAGGATTTCAGTCGCATCGAGGCCGAATACGAACGCAGTGATCAGCGCCGTTACTTTGTGCCATGCCCAAGTTGCGGCGCCATGCAATGGCTCAAGTGGTCGCAACTCAAGTGGGAGAAGGATGATCCGAGCAGCGCGGCGTACGAATGCGAGGCGTGCAAAGAGCGATTCGGGGAACTGCACAAGCCTGCCCTGCTACGTGGAGGTGAATGGCGCGCCACTGCACTTGGCGATGGCGGCAAGACTGCCGGGTTCCAGCTGAGTGGACTCTATTCACCGCTCGGATGGCTGAGCTGGGGCGACATGGTTGACGAGTTCATGCGCAGCAAGGCGGATGCGCCGATGCTCAAAAGCTTTGTGAATACGCGACTGGCTGAGACGTTCGCAGAGGACTACGCCAGCAAGGTGAGCGCCAGCGGCCTGCTGGAGCGCTGCGAGCATTACAAACCCGGCACTGTGCCAGATGGCGCATCCGCCATCACGGTCGGCGTTGACGTGCAGGACAACCGGCTGGCGATCAGCGTCTGGGCATGGGGACGCGACGAAGAAGGCTGGCTGCTGGACCACCAAGAGATCCACGGCGACCCAAGCCGCGCAGATCTCTGGAAGCAGCTGGATCAGATGGTTTTGCGCGAGTGGCCGCACGCGCAGGGGCATGGCATCCGACCGCATGTGGTGGCGATTGACAGTGGCGGCCATTTCACTGCCGAGGTTTACCAGTACGCACGCGAGCGTGGCCGCCAAGGCGTGATTGCGATCAAGGGCGCCAGCCAGCGCGGTAAGCCACCGATCGGCAAGGGCAGCCGGGTGGATCTCAACGCCAAAGGCCAGACCATGAAGCGCGGCGCGGTGGTGCATCCGGTCGGCAGCGACACGATCAAGACCACGCTGTTTGGTCGGATCAGGCATAGCGAGCCGGGGCCCGGTTACCTGCACTTCCACATGGATGCAACAGTTGACTACTTCGAGCAACTGACCGCCGAGAAGCAGGTGATGCGGTACAACCGCTCAGGGTTCCCGGTGCGCGAATGGGTTAAGAAGCCATCAGCGCGGAATGAGGCGCTGGATTGCCTTGTCTATGCCTATGCCGCGCTGTGCCACCTGTACACGAAGTACGACCGCCGGACGATATGGGATCAACTCGACAAGCCAGCAGAAGCACGCGCTAAGCCATCGCTAAGATCAGCTAAGGCTGGTTCGGCCTTCCTCAGCAACTGGTAACGGTGAACATCCCTGCGACAATTCGAGCCGGTGACACGGTGAAATGGCGGGATGATGCCAGCGTGGATGCGTTTGGCGCTGCCGTCACTAGCAGCACTTGGACGTTGACGTATTACCTGCGCACCAATACTGCAAGCGAAGGGGCAACGATCATCGGCACCGCATACGGTCAAGGCTGGGAGCTGACCATTGCCGCGGCCACGAGTGCTGGCTTCGACGCAGGGCAGTGGTACTGGCAGGCGATTGCAACTGCTGGCAGCGAGAAGCTGACGCTTGGCGCTGGCCAGCTTGAGGTGCTGGCGGCGTTGAACTATGCCGGCACGCCAGGCGCATTTGATGGCCGCAGCCAGGTGCAGCAGGATCTTGATGCGGTGCAGGCTGCGATCCGCGCGATGGTATCGGGCGGCGCGGTTGCTGAGTACACCATCGGCAGCAGGCGGCTTAAGAAGCTGCCGCTAACGGAGCTGCTGCAGCTGGAGGCCAAGCTGAAATCTGATGTGAAGCGTGAGCAGGCTGCCGATCTGGCGGCCAATGGCCTGGGCAATCCCCACAACCTATTCGTGAGGTTCAGCTGATGGCCAAGAAGCGCAGGCAACAGGCGACACCATCAGCACCGCGGCGGCGGATGTACCAAGGCGCGCAGTTCAGCAGGCTGACTGCCGATTGGGTGACAGGTAACACCAGCGCCGACAGCGAGATCTATGGCAGTGCGCAGAAGCTGCGCGATCGTGCGCGGCAGTTGTGCCGCGATAATGACTATGCGCGGCAGGCATTGCGCGCGATTGAAGGCAACGTGATCGGGCAGGGCATACCGTTTCAGTCGCAGGTGCGGATGCAGCGCGGCGGCAGGCTTGATACTCAGGTCAACGATGCAATTGAGGCGGCATGGCGGCAGTGGACAACTGCGCGGCATTGCCACACCGGCGGCAAGCTGAGCTTTGCCGACATTGAAAGGCTAGTGATCCGCGCCTGCGCTGAGAGCGGCGAGGTGTTCGTCCGACTTGTGCGGCAGAGCTTTGGTGGCAGCACTGTGCCATTGGCGATGGAGGTGATCGAGGCAGACCAGCTGGATGATGGCCTGAACGGCCGCAGCCAGCAGGGCAACGAGATCCGCATGGGCGTGGAGGTTGACGGCTGGGGCAGGCCGATCGCGTATCACTTCCTGGCGTATCACCCCGGCGACTATCAGTTCAGCAACCAGCAGATCAGCACGCAGCGCCACAAGCGCATCCCGGCCGAGGAGATCATTCACCTTTACCGCGCTGAGCGCCCCGGCCAGACGAGAGGCGTCACATGGTTTGCCAGTGCAATCCAGCGACTGCATCACCTGGCGGGTTACGAGCAGGCCGAGGTGGTGCGTGCTCGAGCCAGCAGTGCGCTCATGGGCTTCATTACCAGCCCCGAGGGCGAGCTGATCGGTGATGACGTCATGGATGGTGAGCGCGTCTCGAACTTCGAGCCCGGGGTCTTCAAATACCTCAATCCCGGCGAATCTGTCACGGTGCCGAGCTTGGATAGCCCCGATGGTCAGTTCGAGCCGTTCCTGCGCGCAATGCTGCGCGCCATGGCTGCAGGCATCGGATGCAGTTACGAGACGATCTCACGTGACTTCAGCCAGACCAACTATTCAAGCAGCAGGCTGAGCCTGATTGAAGACCGCGACCACTGGCGAATTCTGCAATCGTGGATGATCGAGAACTTCCACCGCCGCGTATTCCACGAGTGGATTGAGCTGGCGGTGCTGAGCAATGCGCTATCGCTGCCCGGCTACGAGCTGGCACCCGAGCGCTTCAAGGCTGCACGCTGGATGCCACGCGGCTGGGCATGGGTTGATCCTGCCAAGGAGGTGGCCGCATACAAGGAAGCGGTGCGGTGCGGCTTCAAGACGCTGGGCGAGGTGGTTGCAGAGCAGGGCGGAGATCTTGAGGAAATCTTCGTGCAGCTTGAATCCGAGCGCTTGCTGGCGGAGAAGCATGGCCTTGTGCTTGACATTGATCCTGGCAAGGTGAGCGGTGCCGGCCTTACGCAAGCGCGGCCACCGGGCTCAATCATTCCGCAAGACCCATACGCACCAGAAGCAAACGCAGCGCCGGAGCAGGGCATCTAATGGCCAACGTCAACGGCACCGAGATCAACCTGATGCCAACCACTGGAATGCGCGAGGAGGCTGAGCGCTACCGCGCATGGAAGGCTGATGGCGAGCAGGGCGGCACTGATGTGGCAGCCACCAGGGCATCGCAGATCTTAAGCGGCGACGAGTTGAGTCCCGACACCGTGATCACCATGGCGGCATGGTTTGCGCGGCATGAAGTGGACAAGCAAGGGCAGGGCTTCAGCCAAGGCGAAGATGGCTATCCGTCGCCCGGCCGTGTGGCATGGGCGGCATGGGGCGGCGATGCTGGCCAAAACTGGTCTACATCCAAAGCCGATAGGATTAAGGCACTGCAAGATCGCACAATGGAACGACCGTATCCCAATGAGCACGCGGCGCGATTGACCGATCCTGATCAATACGATGAGATCCGGCGCGTGAATGATGAAGGCGACCCTGGCGTTGACTTCATCTATGGGATCAAGGATGGCAATACCGAGCTGCAGGCCATTCGCTTCGATGCAGCACGATTCAGCGCCGACGAGGCCCGGCAGTGGCTGAGCGAGCATGACATGCAGGAGATCCTGTTCGAGGTGGCAACCGGCGAGCGGATGCAGCGTTCAGCGCCTGTGGCCTTCAGCCGTTCAGCGCAGATTGCGGAAGATGACCGCACGCTTGAGTTCCCATTTTCCAGCGAGTACCCGGTCGCGCGTTACTTCGGCAATGAGATCTTGGCCCATACCCGCGAGGCCGTAGACCTTGCTCGGCTCAATGATGGCGCGCCGCTGCTGTTCAATCATGACCCGGACAAGCTGATCGGCGTGGTTGAGCGCGCATGGGTGGATGAAGACCAGAAGCGCGGCTACGCACGCGTGCGCATGAGCCGCAATCCATTTGCGCAGGAGGTGATGAACGATGTTCGTGATGGCGTGCTGCGGAATGTGAGCTTCGGCTATGCGATCAATGACATGGAGCAGCGCGGCGAAGACTTCATCGTGACGCGATGGAGCGCGCACGAGCTATCGCTAGTGTCAATTCCTGCCGACCCTACAATTGGCGTAGGGCGTTCAATGGATGCTCCGGTCGCGGCCACAGCCGCATCATTTGTCCCAACTTCTACCGACATGGAAGACACCACCACCGATCTGATGGCGGTGCGGGCTGAAGCGGCTTCAGAGGCTGCCAAGGCTGAGCGCACCCGCATTTCTGGCATCACTGCTATCACCGAGAAGCATGGCATGGCCGACCTTGGCCGCCAGCTGATCGAATCCGGCCGCAGCCTTGATGAGGCCCGCGCTGCTGTGCTCGATCAACTTGGCAGCAAGGCGCAGCCTGTCAGCGAGTCTGCTGGCGACATTGGCCTCAGCGCCAAGGAAACCCGTGAGTTCAGCTTCCAGCGCGCGATCAACGCACTGGCCAACCCTGGTGATCGCAAGCTGCAGGAGGCCGCGGCCTTTGAACGCGAGTGCTCCGAGGCTGCCGCTGCACGCGCTGGCAAGGTTGCTCAGGGCATCATGGTGCCGAGCGAGGTGCTGCGCCGTGACCTGACTGTTGGCACCGCATCTGGCGCTGGCGATCTGGTCGGCACTGACTTCCGCCCCGGCAGCTTCATCGAGCTGCTGCGCAACCGCTCGGCACTGGCCGGCCTGGGTGTTACCAGCCTGACCGGGCTGACCGGCAACGTGGCAATCCCGCGGCAGACCGCTGCAGCGACCGCCTACTGGGTGGCTGAATCGGGTTCGCCCACCGAGAGCCAGCAGACGGTGGACCAAGTGAATCTTTCACCAAAAACCGTAGGCGCCTTTACCGACTACAGCCGCCGCCTGATGCTGCAGGCCAGCATCGACGTGGAGCAGATGATCCGCCAGGATCTTGCCACTGTGCTGGCACTTGAGATCGACCGCGTGGGCCTCTACGGCCTGGGCAACAGCAGCCAGCCGCTTGGCATCAAGCTGACCACCGGCATCAACACCGAGGACTTCGCTGCCAACACCCCGACCTATGCCGAGGTGGTGAGCATGGAATCCAAGATCGCCGCAGACAACGCCGACATCGGCGCCATGGCATATCTGATGAACGCCACCATGCGCGGCGCTCTGAAGACCAAGGACAAGGGCACCGACACCGGCGCCTATGTGTTCGAGCCTGGCGGCACTGTCAACGGCTACAACGCCGTCGTCAGCAATCAGGTCGAGACCAACGACATCTTCTTTGCGGTCTGGTCGCAGCTGATCATGGCGATGTGGAGTGGGCTGGATCTCACCGTGGATCCCTACACCCACAGCACCAGCGGCACCGTGCGCGTGGTGGCTCTGCAGGATGTGGACTTTGCGGTCCGCCATCCCGAGGGCTTCTGCCGCGGCAACAACACCCTCTGATGTTGATTCAAATCCTTAAGGACACGTCCATCAGGGGCGTGGCTGTCAAGGCAGGGCAGGTGGTTGATACCGAGCAATCGGACGCCATCGCCCTGATCAACATGGGCAAAGCGCAGCCGGCTCCGATTGTGGAGCCGGCCCCGGCAGTTTGCCCGCAGCCTTTCCGCAAACCCACCCGCAAGAGGACCAATGGCAATCTTCCAACAGACGCTTGAGAAGCTGCAGCACTTCACGCTGCTGGCTACTACCACCATCACCGCTACCGGCAACCAGACCGGCGTCGATCTCCTTGAGTACGACGGCGACATTCAGATCATCTTGGCCGGCACTGCTGCTGGCGCCAGCGCTGATCTGACGTTCCGCATCGAGGAATCTTCCGACAACAGCACGTTCACTGCTGTGACCGGCGGCACCTTCACTGCGATCGGCAACGCTGCCTACAAGGAAGTGAAGACGCTTAGCCATGACGATCTGAAGCGCTACATCCGCCTTAGCTGCACGGCTGAGACGGGCACCGCTTCCAGCGCTGTTACCTGCTTCGGCTTCGGCCTGAAGAAGTACGGCTGATGGCACTAACAGAGGACTTATCTCTGTTCCTGGCCGATTTCGGCGTCACTGTTACCAGTGGCGCCGTTACCGGCCTTGGCATCCTTGACATGCCTGGTCAAGTGGTTGCTGGTGAAATGATCATCACCACTGACTACAGGCTGACAGCAAAGACTTCTGAATTTGGCGGATTGATCTATGGCGCAGCCGTGACCGTAAATGGTATCAACTATCAGGTGCGTGATGCCATGAAGATTGACGATGGCGAATTCACCGAACTAATGTTGATGCGAGTTGCGCCGGAAAGCTCGGCAGCCGGCCAGGATCCACGACAGTTCGGACTTGGCGACCTTGCCGATGTTGACGTGGCTGGCGCACAGGCTGGCGATGTGCTGGTGAATGATGGCGCAAACTGGGTGGATGGGCAGGACGATAATGGAACAGCGGTAGCGGTGGCACTGAGCTGATGGCCAAGACTCTCCTGTCCACTTACACCTTCAC